GGCGCGCACGGTTTTTCGCGAAATTTTAAGGGGGGGGGTATTCGGTGGGGCGGCCCAAAAAACCGGCCACCGCCAAGCGGCGCGAAGGGAACCCAGGAAAACGAAAACTGGCGGGTACGGTGGCGGTGAAACTCGAGAAGCCGCCGCCGCTGCCGGCCGGGCTGAAGCCGAAGGGGAAGGAACTGTGGCACAAGGTCACCGCGCACCTGGTGGCCCTCGGCCGGCTATCCGCGGTGGACCTGGAAGCGGTGCGGGTCCTCTGCGATACCTGGCAGCTTTACCACGATTTGGCCCGCTACGGGAACATCAGTAATGCTCTGTTCAAAACGAAAAGCGGTTACATGCAAGAGCACCCCGGCTGGCGGATGCGACAAAAGGCCGCGGATCGACTCGAGAAACTCTGGCGCAAGTTTGGCCTGACGCCCCTAGATCGGGTCGGCCTGGACATTCAACTGGGCGGGGACGAGGACGAGGACGAAGACTTCGAACGCAAAAGGTGACCATGGCGAAACGATCCACCGGAAAAGTGACGGCCGCCAAGCGCAAGGCGCGGCGCGAGGGCTGGGCGCAGTGGATCACGTCCGAGGCGGACGAGCGGGCGGTGTTGGCCGGGTACCGCTTCGACGTGGCCCGGGCCGAACACGTCCAACAGTGGGGCCTGAAATATCTCCGGCATTGTGAGGGCGACTGGTACGGAAAGCCTTTCGAACTGATGGACTGGCAGCGGGAGCGGCTGTTCTATCCGCTGTTCGGCTGGTGCCACGATTCCGAGGAATGGGGCCGCACGGTCCGCCGCTTCCGCCGCTGCTACGTCCAGGTCCCCAAAAAAATGGGCAAATCCCCGACCGGGGCCTATGTCGGTCTGTATATGCTGGCCGGCGATGGCGAAAAAGGGGCCAAGGTCTATTCCGCTTCCACCGACAAGAACCAGGCCTCCATCGTGCACAACCACGCCTGCGCGATGGCCGAGTCTAGCCCGGCGCTCATGAAGCGGCTGAAGATCAACCGGACCACGCGCACGATCAGCTACGCCGCGGTCAATTCCAGTTATGCGGTCCTGTCCGCCTGCCCGCGCCGCAATGAGGGCTGGAACGCGCACTGCGTGGTGGCGGACGAGTTGCACAAGTGGTATGGCCGGGAGCTGTGGGACGCGCTCAAGTGGGCTTTTGCCTCCCGCGCGGAGCCGCTGCTGTTTGTGATTACCACCGCCGGCGACGATACCACGTCTGTCTGCTACGAACAGTACGAATACGCCAAGGCGGTGGCGGACGGCCGGCTGGTGGACCACGCCTACCTGCCCGTGATCTTTGAGGCGGAGCCGGAGGACGATCCGCACGCTGAGGAAACCTGGGCCAAGGCCAACCCCAGCCTGGGCCAGACGGTCAAGCTGTCCGACTTCAAAAGTGACTATCAAGAGGCCAGCCAATCGACCGGACTATTCGAGGCCTGGAAACAACTGCGGCTGAACGTCTGGCGGTCCTCGGTCCAGCCCTGGCTCGACGTGAACAAATGGGACGCCGGCCCCGCCAAGCGGCGCCGCAAGGCCGCGGCGATCGACTGCTATCAGGATTACACCGAGGCCGATTTGGCCGGGCGGCCCTGCTGGGGCGGGCTGGACCTCTCTTTGACCACCGACCTGACCGCCCTCTGCCTGGTCTTTCCGGACGAGGACACCGAGGACCTGGAGCGGGCCACCTTTCATACGCTTGATTTTTTCTGGCTGCCGGAGGCCACCGCCGAGGAAGAGCGGAAAAAGGTTACGTGGTCCAAGTGGGCCGAGGCCGGCTACGTGACCCTGACGCGCGGCAGTGAAACCGACTTTGACGCGGTGCGGGAGGCGGTGGTGGAGTTGGCCGAGCAATTCCACCTGATGTGCCTGCTGTTCGATCCCATGTACGCCGCCTACCTGACTCAGCGGCTGGAGCTGGAGCACGGGATCCCGCGGGCCAGCTTCGGGCAGACGATCATGAATTTTGCGGAGCCCTCCGCCATGTTGGAGCGGCTGATCAGTAAACGCAAGATTTACCACAACGGCAACCAGGTGACCCGCTGGTGCGTGGGCAATGTGGCGGTCAAAACGGACAGCAACCAGAACATGCGTCCGGTGAAGCCGCGCAAGGGGGACGTCCGCCGGATCGATGGCGTGGTAGCCAAGCTGATGGCCCTCGGTGGCGCCATGAAGCGGGAAGGGGAAGAACCGCCCGCAGACTATTACGAGGACCATGACGTGGAGTTTCTCTAGTGAACCAACGCAAGCCGAAACCACCGCCGCGGGCCACCGCGGACGTGTTGGCCCTGTCCGGGGTGGCGCTGATCGCCGCGGCCGCCTTCTTAGTGTCCGCTTCCCTGGGCCTGTTCTGGCTGGGGGCCGCTGCCCTGGGGGTCGGTTTGTGGATTGCCAAAAAACGGAGCGGTGAACCATGATTTTGGACTATCTGATGCAATCCCGGCCCGCGCAACGGTCCGGCAGCCTGGAAAACCCGCAGGTCCCGCTGTCCGACGCGGAGGCCTGGGAAAACACCTTCGGCACCGGCTGGGCCACCGACGCCGGGCAGACGGTCACCCATACCAAGGCGGTCAGCCTGGCCGCGGTCTGGTCCGCGGTCCAGATGATCTCCGGGGATGTGTCCAAGCTGCCCCTGGGCACGTTCCGCAAAATGCCCGGGATCAAACCGCAGGTGGACGAATCGCACTACCTGTTTTCCAAGATCAACCCGCTGGGCCAGGCCAACCCGGAACTCTCGGCGCTCAAGCTGTGGCGGCGGGCTATGGTCCACGCGCTCTTGTGGCAAAACGCCTGGATCCTTTGCGACTGGCAAGGGCCGCGGATTGCCGGTTTTTACAATTTGCTGCCGGACCGCACCGGGATCTACCGCGACCGGGGCCGGCTGTACGTGATCACCGAGGTGGGCGAGCATGGCGAGCTGAAGGCCTTTTCCCACCAGGAGGTGATCCACATCGAAGGGCTGTGCCTGGACGGTCTGGCCGGCGAGGACCTGGTGCAGGCCGGCCGGGAGGATTTCGCCCAGGCCCTGGCCGGGCGGCAATTCACCAGCAAGTTTTTCAAGAACAATCTGACCGCCGGCGGGATCCTCCAGGTCCCCCCCGGCGCCACGCCGAAGGCCCGGCAAAAGGTGGAAAAAGCGATCGCCGACAAATCGGGCGCGGATGAAGCCTTCAAGACCCTGGTGCTGCGGGATAACTTCAAATGGCACGCCACGCAGGTCAACCCGGAGGCGGCCCAGCTGGTGGAACTGGACGAGGCCAAGGTCCGGGACGTGGCCCGCCGGTTCCTGCTGTCCCCGGCCCGGCTGGGGGTCAAGGAATCCATTTCTTACAACAGCCTGGAGGCGGACCGGCGGAGCTACCACGACACCACGCTGGCCTACTGGCTCTCCGCGATCCGCGCCGAACTCAACACCAAGTGCCTGACCGAGGCCGGCCGCAAGAAATGGCTGATCGATTACAACGTGAATTTGGCGCTGTTGTGGGCGGACGCCCAAACGCTGGCCTCCATCGCGGTGCAGGGGATCGCCGCCCGGGACGCCGAGGGGCGGCCGCTGTTCACAGTGGACGAGGCCCGGGCCTGGTTCAATCTGCCGCCGCATCCGGAGGACCTGGCGGCCGAACCGGAGCCGGACCCGGAGCCGGAGCAGCCGGACCGGGCCGCCTTTGTGGGCCTGGTGGCCCGGGAAATGGAGCGGCTGGCCCGCCGGCTGAACGTGCACGCGGTCCGGGCGGCCACCGCGGCCGCCCGCCAGCAGCGGGGCCGGCCCTGGGGCGAGTGGCTGGACACGTTCGCGCAGGTCCACCGGGACGTAGCGGTGGACAGCCTGGCCGCGCCGCTGGAGGCGGTGCGGGCCGCCGGCCACCTGGCCGAGGGCGCCACGCCGGCGGGAGCCGCGGACCGGCTGCTGGGCGCCTACCTGGCGGTCTGCCAGGACCTGGCGGACCGCTGCAACTGCGACGAGTTGCCGGCGGCCGCCGAGGCGGCGCTGGCGGGGTTTGT